CATAAAAAATTAGGTCAGCCTAACTACATATTATTTACAAAAAGTTAATATATTGTTCACAAATTACGTTTCAATACTTGATATAATGTGACCACATAAAAAAGGGGGTGAGATTTCGTGACAGAAAATAAAGCTAAAATAATAACGATATTCATATTCGGTATAATACTATGGGAGTTGACATATATGTTATCTATGGTATAATTAAGATGATGTTTTATACATCTCTCCTTATAATACAAAAAAGTAGCATGAAGAATGGGGCGTAACGGTTGTATGACCGCTACGCCCCATTCTTTTACCAGTTTTTAGACATAACTGTTATTGTTTTAAAGCAAGGCATTAAATATTCATAGAACGGTTTTACATCTCCAATTCGGTCAAATCGGTCACGGAGGAATGCAAGGTTATCATAATAGTTAATCCGTTTTTCGTGGACTTCCTCACTGAATTTATTTTCTGAGGTAGTATTTTGTGTACCTGTACTTTTGTTTGTCTGTGAGGATGTATTTTCCTGTTCACCCTGTTTAAATTCCGTGGTCTGGTCTCCAAGCTGCACAGCATCCGAAAAACCACTTGCCCAATTTCGGCCAAGCTCGCCGATGTCGTCGTTGGTTATTTCAGTATCGAATGCCTGCACGCCCTGGTTATATTGAATGTTTCTTGCCTTATCTGAGGTGTCAACTTTCGTGTTATCGGTTCTTAGTCCTATTGTATCATTACTATTTATATTAGTATCGGTTGTACCCGTAACGCCTACAGTACCTGTTATTGTCTGTGTTGTAGTACGGTCGTAACCGGCTTCAAACACATTTGGGTCAATGTTAGTTCCGTCCAAAGTACCCGTTACCAGTTCAAGCTCAGTTTTAAATTTCATCCACGCAGTAGACACTTCGCTAAGAAATTCATTAGTAAAAAATATCATATCCTGAATTTCAAAACAATTAAATTTTAAGTCCGCTTCTCTGGTAACAATATCATATATACTTTTATAATTCCCGTCCAGAGGCATTAGGATGCGCGGAGAGCCGTCTTTTCTGTACCACCGGTATAATCCATAGGTGTCAGCCCATTCACTGTATAGCATTATTTACGTCCTCCTGTTCACCGTATATGTTAGCTTCGTTACCTTCTTCCTTTATCATAGCGGCCAGATAGTTTTCCACCTGAATATCAGTACCATATAAGTCTGATAATCTTTCAGCTAACTTTTTTCGTGCTTTAAGTCTGTCAGCCCCTATATATCGGGACAATGACCGGTTGAGTTCCATTTCAGAAACGATAACTCGCTCTTTTTTGTTTTGCTGATTGTTTTCAAGTCCCAACATATCAAGAACAATACCCCATATATTCATAAAGTGCTGGTGATATTCAGCAATAGCCGATGCATTATTATTAAATAATACTTCAACTTCATTTGATATATCGCCTGTAATTACAATGTAGGGGTTATTATCGCTTCTTTTACTTAAAACACTTCGGAGCAGTTTAGCTGAGGATTGACTAGAGCACTGGAACACCATGCCTACTTTTCGCGTTTCGGCTGCTACCATTAACGCTTGATATGCATTATCCAGCATATAACACAGTGTATCGGTATATGAAATAATGGGGCGTATCATTTGCTGATTTACTGTAATGGCGTTAGTATCATAGCCGACTGTAAAATTATCTTGCGTGTCGGTTCGTACTATAGCACCGTTTCGGCCGGAACACGCCATAGACAACGGCTTACCGTAAAAGTCATAACGGGGGTTTACTCCTTCCATATTCCAGCGGCCTATGAATATACCATCGGGGGACTGAGTTTCGAGATTAAATTCAGACTTTACGGCAACCACACGGCCTTCATTTATTAAATGCCACTCTATAGCTTCAGCTTCACTGTCAGATAGTCCGTACCATTTGAAATTTGAAAAAAGAAGTCTGTATATACTGTCTTTAAATATGGGGAACATTTGGGATGTTCCGCACTGGGGCATATCTAAATTCCACTGGTAGCCTGCATATTCGGCTGTTTTATCCGGCATTGTGAGGGGCAGACCTTCACCCCTGCATCTCCTTCTTCCCATTTAATCACCTCTTTTAATCTTTATAGGGTCTAGCGGCTCCGTTTATTGTACTAAAATATCGGGTTTTCATTTCAACTTTATTATTGGATGTATTACCCTCAATTGTCTGTAAGCTGTTGCCGTTGTTTTTTACGCATATGCCTATATGACTTGAAATGCTCCAATCGTCTCCACCAAAATTAAAAAATATTAAATCGCCGGGACGTGCATTGTGTGGGTCTATATTCATATTACGCCGTTCGTAATACTTTCGGGCCTCGGTACAGCTTGCCTGTTTAGCACCGCCACAATACAACTTAGATAATCCAGCGTGGGCAAATACCCACCACACAAAGACAGCACACCATGCATATTGCGAGCCGTTAACTTCACGGCCGTAAAATTCGGTGTTATACTTTACGTTATTAATACCCGTTTCGGCAACTCCTTCTTCGGCTAATGCAGTATTGATAATACGCTGTGCGTTGGTAGATGGGTCGGGGAAAGGCTCAACCGGCGTAGGGTCAACCACATTAGGAATATCAGGCTCCCATACATCGGGGGCTATTGGAGTATATCCGGCTCTAATGGGGTTAGGAGTGCTGTAGTCATAGTCGGGTCGTTTCATCCAGATTCGCAGACCTGCCGAGAACCGGTCTTGTATATATTGTACAGCCTGATAGTCCATAATCTTCTGTAAAAGGTTAGGGCGTAATGTGTCAATAATTCTCACGTCGTCAGCCTGTATAAAAGTAAACCGTTCACGTGTCTTTAAGAAGTTGAACGATGACAGTAGATAGCTGTCTACGTTGTAACCGTAGGCAGTAAAGAAAGTATCGGCTCTAAGACGGTCAAATGAGCTTAGTGACGTTTCACGTATACAAAAATCATAGGCAGTACCATAATAGGCGGCTGCTTGAGCGTATTTGATTGCAGGAGGCTGAGCACTGTTAATATTACCCTGAAATGATAGCTTGTTCATTTGAAGCTGTTTCATAGCTTCGTTTTTCTGCATAGTAAGCAAGTATTCTTGTCCCGCATATTCATAAGCTGTACGCGGCCTTATATCTCCCGTAAGGAAATTTGTAAATGAACTAACCGCACCGCCTACATTGCCTGTGAACAGATTCCCCATAGTAGACAAGAAGCTATCAAGGCCATTAAGTAAAGTATTATTGTAGTAGTTGTCGGTAGCATACTGGTATGATAGATTAGCTCCGGCATTAGCCATATTTGTAGACGTGGTAATAACATCCTGAGCGGCCTTTAAATTAAAGTCGTTCATTAACTGTCCCGCGCCTACACCTGATTGCAACGAGACGGGGGCCCAACCGCAGGACCGTACAAGCCCCGTATTACCGTTTTCATCATCCATATATCCGTGAATACGTGCCATGAAACATCCTGTAATATAAGGGTTACATAATATATCCACCGATAATTTATTATACTGGGCTACATCGTAGTTTTGCACTGTAACGCTGTCCCCTGTAAATTCATTATAAAGTGTAAACATTAAGCCCATTTCACCGGCTTTGCGGTTATTATATCCGGTTTTCTCTAATACATGGTCGGTGTCATAATGGCCGACATTGCCGGTAATTGAATTATATCCGGCGCTTCCATCGGATGGATTATATGAAATTAAGGGGCTTAGTGGTAATGAATAACCAACACCGCCGATATCCATACCATATCCTATAGCGGCCGAGTAGTTACTTTTTACTATATCGTTATTCTTCCATACGAAATATTTTAGGCCGTCTTCAAATGAGTTTATAGATATATAGTTATCAATCAGACCAAACTCAGTCGGTGTAGTATTGCTAAATTTTGGGATAGCATAATTTTTTGCATCCAGCCCTTCACCTACGGGAAAATATGTTGTAACAGTTCCGTCAGCCGCCATATTATAGGGAAAACCTGTAATTGAGTTAAATTGTAACTGGTCGGCTATATGTCCTCGGAGACGTGTATAAGAGTACACATAATCACTAGCGCGGTTTATGGGTTCGGGGGTATTAATCCATAACAGGGGGTTATCATCGCCGACACTCCAACGCTTCATAAAGCCTGTTACACCTGTAATATCGGCTATGTTTAATGTTAGCAAAGGGTCATACTGCAATGTAAATTCCACGGTTTTATTAGACACCATTTTAAAGGCCAACACCTGATACCAATATTCAAATACGTCATCGTTTTTATTATCATAGATAACTATATATTGGGCCCCCTGTATGTCGGCATAGTTATCTATATTGACTTTTATACTAGATAGGTACTGGGTCTGCCAAACCATATAGCCGGTTGTATCTAATGTGTGTCCCGCTTCCTCATATATCATTTGAGATACTATAGGTACATTTATAATATCGTAAGGTGTATTACAGCAGATTGAAATATCTACACTGCCCGAAAAAGAGGGGTAGGGCATTACTCCCCACCCCTTCCGTCGGTTTTATTCTGTACGTCGGCTTTGTCTATGGACGCTTCTGTTACCGTATAAACGACTGTAGCGATTAGGGATGTGAGCACCCCAGCAATGCTTTCAATCGTTTCACTGTCAACGTCGAACGCCATACACAGACCCGCAATTATAACTGCTATAGCAGACAGAAATTTTCTGCTTGTTATCTTCGTAACAATATCGTTAAAGTTCATGTTTTACTTTTCCCCTTTCTTTTAGGTTTAGCTCTGTAGGCCATTAAAGCCGCCTGCCAACGCGGGATAAGCTGACAAGGATTATAGCCGTCTGTTATTCCGGCTTTTACGGCTTCTTCATATTCTTCTTTAACATCATCGGGGATTGATAACGAAGAAGTATACTTTTGTAATTCTTCATATATTTCCTTTCCGGTCATTATGTCATCTCCTTTGTATAAGGGACGGTAAGCTCCATGTACCAGCGTTATACTTCGGCGTTTAAGTGCGACACAACCGCCGTTATCCTGAGAGCCGGACGCGCCTGACGATGTGTTACCTTCAATTGTATACACAAATGTATTATCGGTATCGTACACAATACCTATATGGTCAGTGTAACTGCCTGTATTGGCAAAATCAAAAATAACACAGTCTCCGCGTTTATAGTTGGACGTTATCCACTGGTTATGATTTACCGCATACGTTTTGAGCTGGCCACAACTTGCAGTCTTACCCCCTCCGTAGAACAGAGGGGATAAATTAGACTGCCTAAAACACCACCATACAAACTGAACGCACCAAGGTACGCCATTAACGCCGTATGATTTACCATATTTTGTTTTATTTGAGCCTACGGGGCTTTCCGTGTAACCTACTTCGTCTTTGGCGCAATTAATTAAAATGTCAATGTCGTTCATTTTTTTCAAGCCTTTCAACTTTTGTTTCTATAATATTTTCACGGTCTTCCAGTTTGTACACACGGTCAATTAAGTTGTTATGTTTATTAACCTTATGTTCGAGCTGGTCAATACGGTACAATATTAGTTTTCTGGTGGAGTTATTGGAAAAGTAATTTGAAATAATAACGCCGATAACCGTTATAACGGCCACTATAATTTCAGCCATAAAATTAGTTCCAGATATTCGGCTTGTTGCAGGTTTCCCACCGCTGATAATGACATACCAGGTTAGCGACGCTTTTGCCGGTGAGGTCAATATTGCATTTTACGGATTTAGGATTGACTATTCCTACATTATCACTGCTCCAGCCGTCAAATATCCAGCCGTCACGATGTGGAGCCGTAATTGTAACCAGTCTTGCGGGGACTAACAGGCTGTAACTGTTATCGCCGTAGTCAACTGTAATATTACATGTTTCGGTGAATATATCCAGCTCAGTTGCGCTGTCTACCTGTATAACAAAGTCGCTTACATTCCAGCGTTTACCGTCTACTGAAATAACAGTATCGTCCGTAGCTTCAATGTGAACAGGAACGGGCGTGGGATTAGCAGATACATATACATCTTTTTCAATAAGTGATGTTGTTCCGCTTGTCTGCTTCTTACCGTCCATAAATAAATTAGTCCCGCCGTTATCATTCCACGTAATACCATATTCACGGGGCTGACTTCCTATGATATTAACAAAGTGATTTTCTTCACGTGCTGTTAGCTCAAGGTCAACCGAGCCGCTTTCGCCTACCGGTATATTATTTCCGTCAAGTGTAACAGTCTCGATGTAGTTGCCTGTGATGTGTATCTCACTGGGGTCATACCCCACAATATCAACTGTGGCTGTCATAGCTCTGTTACGTATTGTTGCCGGTAACTCATTCGGTTCATACTTAAGGCCGTTTATACGTATTTCCTTAATATCTTCGCCGGTAACGGTAAGAATATGGGTAGCATCAATGTTGATATAGGTATCCTGTGTAATGTCTATCATCTGGTGGAACGGCGTTGTACCGTCGGTAAGTGTAGCAACACCGTTTTTAATAACAGCACCGCCCTGAGATGTTAAGTCAACCTGATACACCTCGCCGGATACGGCTATATTAGCAGTGCCGCTAATATCCATTGACAACGGTAATTTCTGCGGTGTACCGTCTACGTTTATTTCGGCTATATTAGTTCCTACCATATTAATATGAGCATTACCTTCACCTGCGGCGGTTACATATACGTTGTTAACCTGTCCTGCTATCGGGGTAAAGGTGTACGGAAGCTCTGTAGACTGATGGGCCCCGCCGTTTACAGTGAACGACTTTATTCCACTGCCATTTATCTGAACTTCAGGTACCGTACTTGCACCGACAAAATCCATGTTGTGGTCACCTTTAGATAATGTAACCTTCTGCCCATTAGTAACCGGCTGACTGTCAAGCGTAACGCTTCCGGCATTGGTATATGTAACGGTAAGTGTGGTATCTGTCGGCGCTGTGCTTTCCATTGTTACCGTTGCATCAGTAGTTAACTGCGTAGTGCTCCCTGGAGTAACCTCGACTTCATTTATCTGAATTGTCAAGCCCTCAGGAAACGTATCAGGCCATTTTATTGAATAAGTCGAGCCGTTAACGGTTACTGTTTTATTACTGTCGGCATTAAATTTTATCTGGCCGCTAGCCATTTATTCACCTTCTTTTTAAGTAATTATAGGTTCATCTGTATTAGTGTAGTTAATTGTTATTTCGGGGGGGGCGGTCTCTGTATTTCTTGTGTACAGTTCTACACGGTCAGTAACAGGTAGGCTTACGTAATTAATTTCACCCGTAGTATCGATGTATGTAAGAACACCACTACCCCCAGATGACGGAATCCCCCCAAACGCTATTATATCACCATTCTGAATTGATATTGTTAATACATAAGTAATATCATCTGAAATTGTATCGCCAACCTCAACGTTAAATTTTACATTGCCTCTTTGGTCAGTTATAACCAATGGAGTAGTAACTTCTTCCAGTGTATAGGTAACATCTCGGCCTGACATCAAATTCAACTCGGCTACTTTTGTCATTGTTACATAGTCGTCGTAACGGTTACCGTCGGTTCATCGGTATCAGTGTACTTTACTGTTATTTCTTTTACGGGGTTAACTACGGTTAATACAGATGTTGCGGGGTCAAGCGTAATGTCTGCCGGTTTCGGATATGAGTTGCTTCCATATGTAACACTGTCATAATCGCCCTCAATTGCAAGCTGTTCCAGTCGGGGAGCTCCTTCAATTACCATTGTGTTACTACCTGCATTAAGGTCAAATGTGTGGGGAACAGTCTGAGCAGTTCCGTTGTTCACCTTAACGCTTTCTACAAGATTTCCGGTTACAGTGATTGAAGAGGGAGTAGATGCCGCTACCTCATCCCAATAACCTGTAACTGATAAAGGATATCCCCCTGTATTGGGGGCTAAAAAAGGTGTTCCGTCTGAGTCCATCCCATAAGCAAATGACTTTCCCCACTGACTGCCCCCTATGGGTATTGTCGAGTAAGCAACACCGCCTACTAGCTGACCTTCTACCATAAAACTGTATGCGACATCACCAGTAAAATTTCTATATTTTTGCGGGCCTAGTGTAGTAGTTGTAACACCGTCAAACGCCACAACCGTCAAATCATGATTAGTCATATTATTAGTAACCCGCTGACTATTAAATGTCCAACTTGCTATAATTCCCATTATGTTTTACTCCTTTCAAATTAATATTATTCGGCGCTTTTTGAAATTACAATGGATGGAAGTAAGTCGGTATAATATGCTTTAGTCCAGAAATGAGACCTTACCGGAGTAGCTAGCTTCTCTATATCCTTCGGGCCGAACAGTGTTTCAGAAAGATTATCTTCAAATCCCATTGCATCACGATGCATAATTACAGCCTGATAATCAGCATTAAACGGAATTGTAACATCAGCATCCTTATCATAATTAAGAAGGTTTGTTCCTACACTGTCCCACGTCGGAACAAGCGGAGTTGTAGCCGCTGTGGACTTCGCTACGTCAGCAGAACCCAGAGTGTCAATAAGTATAAGATTATCGGGGAGAATGTTCTGGAAGCTCTCCGGATTGTATGTATCGGGGAACGCTTTTCTGATTACATTCATGTAATACTCTCTGGGGATTACAACAACAAGGTCAGATTTTGGGGTCTGCATGTAGTAGTTGTTACCGTTGTACAGCGATGTACCTACCTGAAGAGTAAACAGAAGATTATCTATAGAATTAAGCCATTTCTTGGCGTTATCCGTGGTAAGGCCGTCAAAGTCGGAAATATCAATGCCCATATTAAACGGAGTAGCCGCATTCTGTATTAGCATTTTAAGCGTTTCTTTTCTGAGGTTATCCATAAAGAGATTGCGCGCGTTAATAGCGTTAATCATCTTCATTTCCGTCAGCTCTGCTATTGTAGTCCCATTACCGCCGCTAAAACGCCTCAGTTCTTCATCGTAGATTGTCCACGGGTACATCCAGCGAAGCTGTGAGCTATGGTATCTGACTTCAATTTCATCATCATAAATAGCATAGCTGTTAAGTGTGGTGGGACGAGTTTCGTTATCCATAGCGTAGTTCATACCTTTACGCTGTGCCATAACTATTTCTCTGAGTATACCAGGGTATGCGTTTTCAGGAGCGTTGCGGCCTAAATTAGTCCAATTCTGGGTATACCTCAACTTCCTGTACATTGTATAGCTTATCTGCTCTACAAGTTTATTATAAATCGGGTCATATTTAGTGACCATTGTTTTACTGTTCAGATTGCCGGCTGTCATTTCATTGTACGCCTGTTTATTGGCAACCTGAGACCAAGTGCTATTAGTTGCATTAAATGCCATTGTCTTTAATTCATCCTTTCATACTTTTCTAAAATTCGATGTGTTAATGAGTTGTCGCTATTTAGGTAGTCTTCTATTGGGTCGGTTTCCCCTGCATCCCCCCTTTCACTTTCGGTGAATTTTTTCGAAAGATATTCGCGTAATGATTTTATCTCTTCTCTTAACTGCTTAAGCTCTTCATCAGTCGGATTTACTTCGGCTTCTGGTGCTTCATCAGTTGGATTCAATTCGACTTCGGGGGCTTCAGCAACGGTTTCCTGTTCGTCCCGTGTTTCTTCTGTAGTCTCAATAATCTCAGTGCTCATTATAAAATACCTCCTATATTACTCTTGGCCTCGCCTGATAAATAATATATACGGTCAAGGTCATTATATCGCCGAACCGCTTTTAATACCGTACCCGTAAATAACGGTATATTTATATCGTGTTCCGGCGGTGTTACTGCGTATTTGTTTTTTGCTGTTTTGTCGTATCCCTTTTTAAAATATATATTATCATCGTCATCTATATAACACATATACCAGTCATTAAACCACAAACAGAACCAAACATACACTTTAGCAGGCAATTTCTTCACTATATGACGTTTACTGTCAAGTAATGCAGCGTTATCCAGTGCATAACTTCCGTAAGTTGTCCGCTCTAGTATTCTGCCGATTTTACTGTTCCTAATTTCTTCGGCTATTTCATCATTTTTGAATATCTCACAATATACACCGTCATTTTTAAAGCGGCCCAATCCTGTAGGCTCAATTCCAAAATAGGCAAAGTAAGGATTAAACAATGTAACAAGGTTAGCTATGCATATAACCTTTACTTCGTCACGTATTGGCCGATTAAAACCTCTTGCCACTGTCATATATAAATTTAACACCTGTTCCGGTTCATATGTCGGCCGCATCGGTTTAAGATATTGAAGATTATCGGGGAGAAATTCATCAAGTATTATTGTATTAGTATTATCGTGCGGTACTGATTTATATTTGTATGCTGTAGATAAACTGATAGCATTCCCCATAACCTCACCATCACAATAAAACGTATTATCAATTAATTCCAGCTTGTGAGGTAATAAATCGGGTTCTTTCCCTATATCCTTGAAATAACTGTCGACAACCAAATCTATATCAGTTTGGTAACGCCTGACATAAATAAATTGATTTCCGTTTCTGAGATAATCACGGACTGCGTACCGTTTCCAGTAATAAGATTTGCCAGTTGACCGGTTGCCGACACAGAAATTAATAGGCATTCCTGCATTAAGTACTCCGGCGCCGTTATAATATTTACTCAGTAAATTTACCCCCTTAAATGGAAGCTCCCCACACCGACAACAAGCGCGGCTAGCATACTCCGCAAGTGTCGGGCGGCTTTCGGCCGTGCTCCCCTGTATTCCACTTTATTCGCTGTCAATGTGGGGCTTACCTTAATTTTAATTATATAGTTTTTTTATGTTATGTCAACCCATTGTCAATTATATTATTATTGTGTATGTTCTCTAAAAATTTAATATAATCATTTTTTAGACTAAAATCATACCCGCTTTCTTTCAAATGTATAGAGGACAATTCATGAAAATATCCCTCATTACCCAAATAGTCGGTTATAATCCCCTCTGTCTCATCGTCAATATAAGTATGTATCATTTTTCCGCTTTTTCCTGCCGGTAAATTAAGAGTCTCATTAAAATTATCTTCCGGCTCTCCGCTTAATGTAAGTAAATACGGAATTGCGACAGCAGACCTAACACCCGATACCGTCATAAAATATGTTGTATCTTCTTTTTTCCATAAATACCGCTTTGCGCCCAATGTTTTAAACTTAGTGTAAACCCCTTCATAATCCCACACACCTAAATGACGTATACGCCCTTTTTTATCTGTAGGAGAAAATGTATCAAGGGGTAAATTATAATGGCGGCAAACCGATTGTGACAGCTCTACACACCTTTTATTATATGCATTTATGTAGTCAAGATGTTTTTCATAATTAAGACATTTAATACTGTCGGTATCCGAATACACATAATCGTCACCAAACTCCAAAATTCCGTAAAACAAATTACGACGTGCATAAGCAGTTACGTATACTCCCCACGGATAATATAAAGTCCGTAATGTTTTATTATTATATTTAGATAATACATCATCAAAATCGGGGTCTTTTTTAGTCCACTCAATATTATATTCGATTACATCGGGCGCGATGCTTGTAACCGTGCATCCGTATGTGCTGTTTAAATCGGCCTTGCCGTGCATATATTCAATTTCGCTCCCCTGTACTCCTTTAAGTTCGGTTTTAGCGCGGTACAGATATGAAAGCGTTTCAATGAACGGCTTAGGAAGATAACCGCGAATATATGTCCTTACATTGACAATATCCAGTTCAGACCATTTATAAAATTTTTCAAAAACTTCAAAATCTACCTCGGTTATTGATACAGTGAGCTTATCCGCTGACCATACACGACCGTTATTTAAATATGCATTTTCTACATTCCAACATTTACTGAATGATATAATATTCTCATTATAAAAGATAGGTTCAATGTTATAAAAAGTAATGTCAGCTATCGTACAATAATACTTACACAAATACCGATAATATTCCTCGGTGCACCGACGAAAATATTTTGCTTTGCTCATAGGATATTTATAGTGTACCATTACGGCAGGGTATGAGCTGGAGAAGTCAATACTAGAAACATTTTTAAGTGTTTTACCGCTGTAATAGCATCCTGCATGAGTAAAGCCACCCGCAAATGCCCTTATAAGTTGTTTATATTCATCAGCATCGCTGATTGTAAGACTGTGTATCAGCCTGTATGAGCTGTGCCACTGCCGTTTATCATTTTTAGGATAAAATGCATCGGTTAAACGCCGCCGTACATATGAGGTAGCTGTTAAGGGTATATGCGCTATATCACCGTTGCGCTCTATTTCCTCTTCAATTAGATACACTACAATTAAAACATCATTTTCAAGATACTGAAGTTCTGAATTTGATAAAGGTGTTTTACTGTGTCTGATTAGCCTATAATCTAAATCACCTTTTAATTTCCGGATATTATGACTATGCAGATTTTTAGCCACACTGGCAAGAGAATAATTAGTTAGAAAATATGAACATTTAAACTCTATGCCTAGTGTGGTAGCCGCTTTCATAGGCTTATACCGTTCCCGTGCAAATACATCAGTCCAACTGAAATACCGCCGTATAAATTGAAATTCATAGGCTAAATTATGTACATAGATAATCAAATGTTTGTCTTCAGTATCCAGAATATCATGTAAGGTATTAATTAATTCAACAAATTCCCACCATTCACGCCCATATATGCAAAGGCGGTTCAAACAAACCGCCCAAGCATACATACAAGCTCTTTCCTCATCATTAATATAAAATGACGATGTTTCAATATCAAATGAACAAGCACAATTATAATAATTTATCTTTTTATATTTTATAATATCTACATTTTTAAATTGTTGTTCTATCTCCCATACGGCTATATCTGAATACGGCCGCATAAGACATTAAAACGGAAAAACGGGTATATTTGTATTACTGAGTTCTACATAATCGGATTTTTTATTACTGGGTTGTACGTCACTAAAGTAAAATCTGTCAACAATAATATCGGTCTTTCTTACTTTGTTACCGTCTTTATTGGTGTAGTCTCGAACCGTCATACGACCGTGTACAATAATTTTAGTGCCCTTATCGCAGTTATTATAAATAATAGAAGCCAATTTACCGAACGCCACACAATCTACAAAATCACAGGGCTGGTCTTTTAAATCGCGATTAACGGCCATTGTCCATAACGTCACAGGGTCACCGTTCTGTGTTTTTCTTCCTTCCGGTTTAGCTGCTAATCTGCCCTCTAAAATTACTACATTTAACATTTTTATTCTCCTTTTTTTACATATTACTTTTATAATCAGCTTTTACGGCTGATAATAAATCATCAATTGATATATCTCCTGTTTTTATCTCCGATGCTATAAGTTTCTGCAATCGTTCACTTCCGTATTGAGCAAACCACGCATAATGACTATTTTTAAATTCATCATATTTTGAAAATAATTCTTTAAACTGCTCGTTATTAAGACTATACCCAAGTCGTTCTTCCACACCTTTTTTAAAAGCTCTTGCCCCTTTTACGGTAGAAGTTTCAGCCCTTAATATCCCTTGTGCTCTCATCAGCTCACGTATCATAGCACCCCGTGACTGTTTGCGGCCTGAAATTCGTCCCTGACCGCGTTTTCCTCCAGCCTTAACTAATCCATATTCCGGAGATATAACATCAAGCCCCGCTTTTTCAAGACGGCGTAAACGCTCGTTAGCGCGTTTCCTTGAATACTGTAATAAGTTATGTATTTCAACCGTACTCATACGGGATATTTCCCCAGGGGTTAACCCTGATACATAATCGATATTAACGCTCATTAATCAAGGCCCCAAAAATCCGGAGTAAGTGAAATCGGTTTAAGTGTTAATTTTTGTCCAGTTTTTTCAAAATCCCTAACATATTTATCTATATCGATTTTTCTATTAAAATAATAAACAGGTGAAACATTTTTATCAGTTTCCACATACACATATTTATAATTATAAATCAAATAATAATGACATAACAGCTTTTTTCTATCGTTAGTCTTTTCAAATTTAGTGAACCCTATGCCGTAATATCCTCGATATGGTTTAAAATCCGTATCTAATTTGGCATACGGTTTTACCGCCGTATGATGATATTTCATATTAGGAAAAAATCCTAGAATATCATCCCATTTATAATATTTATAATCTACCATTAAAATCCTCCTTTTGTTAAATGAACAATACAATTATTAAGTGAATTTATAATATCACACAATTCTATTTCGATTTGTGCTATTTCAGGTGTATTAAGCTCTTCTGAATATCGGTCACTAACACAAATCAACCATTCACGATAACCGTATAAATGTTTTTTAAGATTTTGTAATCTCTCCTTATTTACCATTTTATTACCTCCTTATGTGGTCACATTATATCAAGTATTGAAACGTAATTTGTGAACAATATATTAACTTTTTGTAAATAATATGTAGTTAGGCTGACCTAATTTTTTATG